CTAACGCATCAGTACTTGCAACTTTAACATCAGACTTGAAATATGATTCTTTCAAAGTTTCTAATTTAGTTGTAAATTCTTCCTCAGTAGTAAAGTCAACACCCTCTGCGAGTGATTTCATTTTTTCTACTTGAGTTTGCGACAGGCCTTCACACGCTGTGTAGATAGCCTCAAATTTTTTCTGTTCGTTTAATGCTTGACTTAAATAAACACCTCGAGCAATTTCTTCGTTTAGAACGGCTTCAGTAGCTTCTAATTGAGCTGCCAATTCCTCAACGATATCTACTTTATCTTCAGGAATATCGATGTGGTGTTCAATAAACAAATCTCTTAAACCAGTTAAGAATTCTTCAGTAATTTCAGCCTTGAGGCCAGATTGAATGGCAAGTTCGTTGTCTTGCATCCATTCTTCTACCATATAGTTTAAGTATGCATCTACTTTAGCGGCCAAATCTTCTTTGATTGCTTCAACAGCAATTTCAAATTCAACGATAACTTCTTCAGCACGAGCAATAACGGCAGCTTCAAAAATTGTAGTTGCTTTGGTTACAAATTCTTCAGAAAGATTTTCGCCAGATAGGAGAGCGTCCATATCTTCCTTCATCTTTTCTTTACTAATCATTTTCTTGATTAATTTTTTATCTTCTTTTTCATCATCATGTTCTTCTTCATAGACAACTTCTTCAGGTAACTTACTTTTAGGACCAGAGCGTTTAATATCATATGCGTAGGCTTGTGACATTCCTGTTTTGTCACCAGCATGGGTTTTCTTATAAACTTGGCCAGTACCATGCCGTTTTGCATAGTCTTGTCTATTTGCTAATGGATCACTTGCACCAGTTCCTTCTTTTTCATCCAATGATTCAACTTCTTCTTCTTCGTCATATTCAGTTTCTTCACCATAAGATTGGAATGTAGCACCTGGATTTGATTTCATGGTCTGTGCAGCACGCTTACCAGCAATACGGTCACGGATAGCAGAGTAATCGGTAGCAGGTTGTTGAACTGGAGTATCACCACTTCCTTGATTACCTGGTTGAGTAGCCAACTTCTTCATCGGCTCTGCACCTACAGGAGGTGTGGCACCTGGAGGAGTAGCAGTTGGTGAACCTGCAGTGTAGTTTGGATTTGCATCACCCATCATTTCTGGTGAATCACCAATTTTACCAGCATCTTTTTGACCGTAGGCCACAGATGTAGATAATTTACCACCCTTATCAGCACCACCTTTTTTAGAAGCAATGTTGCTATCGAATGTTGATTTTGAATCTTCGCCTAACAGAATGTTTTTAGCGGCGTCAGATAAATTAAAATTTGCCATTTTGAAAATCTCCTTGATTTATATTGGATATTTATAATTAAAGTTTTTTCATGAAGTTCTCAAATATGCGTAGACTTACTTTTTCAATATCTTTTGTGGAAGCTTGTTTGATTTCTCTCTTAGCTTCTTCAACATATTGTTCTGTCCAAACACCATTGACTAACATCCACTCTTTACCTTCCATAATACCCTGTACAAAAGCGCCAGGTGCGGAAGGGTCTGCTACGATATCTGCCGCTGTGGCTAGATAGAAATCGGGTTGAACTACATTAACGCCATTGACGTTCTTCAATGAACCCATGCCTCTTGAAGATACACCTAATTGAGCACCGCCTTCAATTAAGCTTCGTGCAATGTTTCCCATTGGTGTATCTAATATTTTTGCTTTGCCAACCCATTGATTACCATCTTCTCTTAATCCTACAATCATGTGTGATACACGGTCAAGATTAATAGAAGGTGATTCAGGATGTCCTAACTCACCAAAGGCTCGGCTTTTGTTGATGTACTCACTAGTATAACGGTCTACTTCTTTTTTCATTGTGTTATACTCATACAAACGACCATTTTTATTTTTAGTTTCAGCAACCAAAAAAGGTCCTTCAATATGCAAACATTTTTTACCATTAGCTTCTTCTAGGTAAGTGTAGTTTACGTTATCGTTTATTTCTTTAATGAGTTTCATCGTTATCTTTCTATGGATGTATTGCGTAATCACCGTAGTTAAACGCCGCTGGATCTTGGAACTGACCAGCACTATAGAATCTATTATCTTTATGCAACTCAATAATAACTGTGTAAGCAGCGTTAGCAGTAGTACCAACTGTTTTAATTGTTACGTTACCTGTAGGACCAACGGCATTATTTGAAATGGTTGGTAGTTGATATTGTGGGTTTGAATCAAGAGTACCTACACCCATTGCAATAATAGTGGCAGATGTTGTTGTGCCTTGCCATTTTAATTGTACATGACCCACTTCAGCATCAACGGCCATAATAACTCTAGAAATAGTAAATGCTGAATTGGCAAATCCTGTGTATACGGTATTGCCTGAATAATATGGTAAGTTATTGGCATTTAAAGCATGAGTTAAAGCTCTCGGATCAATGATAACGGTTTCGTTTTCATCCGAATCGATGATACCAACTCGTTTAATAACGGTTCGTTTATTAGTATCAATTAAAATTTGTGTGCTATTTGCAATTGCCATTTTTCTATCCTATTATTCAGTTTCTTCTTCTTCAGAAGGTTCGTCTTGTGGAACATCTTCTTCAACGGCCGGAATAATTAAATTCCTTGCCATGTTTTGCTTAGCTAATTCCATATGTGCTGAAACTTTATCGTGAATAGATGCATATAAAGCATTTCTAAATTCCACACCGTCATCATTCATTGCATAGTCGATTATATCTTTATCCATTTATTTCTCCCGATTAATTATTTATCATTTTTTTGGCTGTTGTTTTGCCTTTTGGTCTGCTGCTTGTGATGCCATATCAATTTCATGTTTTTGGTTATCTGGATGTTGTGGCTGTTGAGGTACTTGAGACATCATTTGTTGTTGTGCCACATCATTCATTACACCAACCGGTAAACCTAAACCTTCTTCTTTTTCCATTGCAATTTCTTTATCCATTTCTTCAATATCATCGTCTGTTAAACGAAGCACGTTTCTTTGAATCCATAGTTGTGAGAAATATCTTCCAGTATAAGGATCGACCTGTTGTAGTAAACCTAACCGGTTGGTCATTAACTCTGCATCTTTTAGTTCTGTAAAGTTGTTGTCTTTAATGAAGTCGTAATGAATATTTTCCTTCATTTCGTCCCATTCTTCAACGGTACAAATACCTTTTAACACCACTTGAACTCTCATTGCTTGTTCAAATAGGTTTGAAAACTTAGACCTTAAACGGTCAACAAACTTAGCAAACTTTAATTCGTCACGGGTAATTTCACCAGAACGACCAAGTGAAAATCCTGATGTCTCTGGATTTAAACGAGAAACTGGAACACTTAGTGCCTTATATAGTTTCTTTTCAAAGTATTTAACATCTTCCAACTCACCTAGGTTTTGACCACCGGGTAGTGTTGTAATCTCTGTGCCTTTACCACCTTCACGGCGTGGCAACCAGAAGTCTTCCATCATCGACATGAACTTACGGTCATCACGAACTTCACCAGTCTGTGCATCATACACCAACTTGTTCTTATACTTGACCATGATATCACGGAGGTATTGTTCTGCCTTTAATTTCGGTAGATTACCCACATCAATATAAAAAATCCTACGCTCAGGAGCCCTAGAAATTCGATATATGACAGTAGCATCTTCAATCATCCTTAATTGGTTGAGTGGTTTAATTGCTTTGTGTAGATATGAAAGTACGATAGACCTGCGTGAATCCATGAGACCAGAAACAACTGAAATGATGGAGTCTGAAGTAATACGAACACCAACTGGACCAAAGTTACTAGACGAACCAGAGATTACCTTGTCGTTAAAGATGTAGTATTCATTTACCACATCAGCAATCTCTACACCAGTTCTTTCGTCTTTAGATTTTTTAATCTCTCTGACTTTACGGAGTTTTCTTGGATCGATATACCGTAACTCACGAATACCACCTGTTGGATTTTCTCTGTCAATGATAACATGGTAATACATTCTACCATCAACATAATATCTTCTGAAGATATCTTGTCCCATTTGATTGTAGTTTAACAACCTAAGAACAGTATTGAATTCTGCCTTTAATGCCTTTTTAATTTTGTCTGGTTGGTTTACATCATCCAACACCATCTTGATACTTTGTCCGGTATCGTCTTTACAGATGGCTTCATTGATAATATCATCGATGGCAGACTCAATTTCTGGCTGCATGGCCATTTCACGGTAACGACCAATCAATTCTATTTCATTTTTTGCTGTGCCGTCTAAATCAACATATGTTCCATAATAAGCGGCAGAAGTAATCGTGAGTGCACCATCTTCGTTTGAAGGAGGCGTGAAAGACTGTTGAACGTCTTTGGTATCATCCTTTTGACGAGAGAAGGTAAACCCGAAAAGTGAAAATTTATTAGCTGCCATATTGTCCTATTTCAATTCAAAAAATCATAGTGGAGAGGAGTAAATCCTCTCCGTAAAATAATACATATTAGGTTGTTGTTGCAGATTCCCACCATTGATAGTCAAACGTCACCGAATATTCTTCGATAGAATCGTTTTGGTCCCAACCTAGGTCGATTGTGCCAATATCAATTGGAAATAATCCAACAAATTTATACTCTTTTAATGTATCGCCTGTTTTTCCGTATTGAGTAACAAGAGCATCACTTGTATATGATGTTGGTGTTTTAACATTTATATTACGGAGGTTTCCGGCATGACTATTAATGGAATTCATCCATGATTCCATAGAATTGCGAATCGTGAAATCTTCATCATTAATAATAGTTAAAGACCATTGTGCAAAACTTCTATTGCCGGCAAATTTAGTTTCACGTCCAAAGTAATACATTGGTACTGTATTAATTGTTGAACCTGGTAACTGTGCTGCTTTTGCCATAAATGTAGTTTTTTGTCCAGCAGCTGCGCTGTTGGTCACAAATGATGGAAACGCTAGAGAGACTGAAAACAGGTTGGGACGAGCACCGTCTCCAACCATATTTGCTCTAAATTCTGCTACGTTGAATGCCATTGTTTTCTCCTATATCGTTGAATTATTTATTAGAATTGCCCAACGACTTCACTAAAATCAACACCAGTTCTTACTGCAACAAAGTTCAATTGAATGTAATTGATTGACCGTGCTGGTTTAATATATATGTCACCCACAAACTGGTTAGCATCAATAACTTGTGATGTATTATTTGTAGCATCACAAACAACACGGTAGTCATAGATACCACGGCGACCTTTAACATCTCTTAAGAATGGAGTTACCAGAGCAACAAATTGATTTCGAGTAAAGTCATCATTGAATTCAAATAATGAGAACTTAGCTGCCTGTGCAATTGTTTTTTCTAATACGATGAACAATCTGCGTACATTGATACGGTCAAAAGCAGATGGTTTAGATTGTAGAGTTTTATCTCCAAACAATACTGTTCCTTGTCCTGGGAATGTACCTACTGGATTAACACCTAGAGCATAAATTGTATCTCTCTGTGTTTTGGTAGGATTCCATGCTAGTTTAACAGCATTTTTAATTTGACCACGGTTAAATCCAGCAGGAGAGAACCAAGGGTCACGAACAGAATCAGTAAATACACATAGACCAGCGATATCACCATTGAGTGGAACATAACGGTATGTGTTGTTATACTTGTCAAACATATATTTCCAACCAGAATCAG